CTCTTAATAACGATATAATTTATTCTGATATATTTTCTAATCTAGACGTACATCCAAATAAAAAAGATTTGGTAAGACATGTTAATGATGAGTCTGTAAAGCGTTCAATTCGCAATATACTTCTAACCAACAGGGGCGAGAGATTGTTTAAACCTCTTTTAGGTAGTGATATTAGAGCAATTCTTTTTGAGAATATGTCTCCTGTAACTGAACAAAATTTAAAAACATTTGTAGAGACAGCAATTCAAAACTACGAACCTAGAGCAAAATTAAGGCAGGTACTTGTAACAGGGGTGCCCGATCTAAACGCATACAGCGTAACTGTTGCTTTTTCCACAATAAATAATAACGATACAATTTTCCTAGAAATGCTATTAGAAAGGACTAGATGATGGCTAATAGTTCCATCAATCTTGTCGGACTTGATTTTTCCGATATAAAAAATAATCTTAAAGATTATCTAAAAAGATCTGATTCACCGTTTAGAGACTATAATTACGAAGGGTCTAATATTAGCGCCTTTCTCGATCTGCTTGCATATAATACGTATTTAAATAATTTCTATCTTAATATGGTAGCTAGTGAAATGTTTTTAGATACTGCAAACTTAAGAGATAGTATAGTATCACATGCTAAAGAGTTAAATTATATTCCGCAATCTTTTAAGTCTGCAATTGCACGAGTGGGGTTTACTATTACTCCTTCCACTGCTCTAGGTTCTATCGTTGTTCCAAAAGGAACCACTTTTACTTCTAGAATTGGTAGCAATAATTTTACATTTTCGATAGCAGATAATATTACTGTTAATGCCAATACAGCAGACGGTAAATTCTATGTTACCACAAATATTTACGAAGGTGCGTATACTTCTGATTCGTTTGTCTACTCATCTAATTCAGACATAAAATATGTTTTGTCTAATCAAACTATAGATCTTAGCAGCCTTACTGTTAGTGTAATTTCAAGTACAGGCGCTACTCCTGTTGAATACAGACAAGCAAATTCTTATCTGGGCCTGACCCCTACATCTAATGTATTCTTCTTACAAGCTGCTACTAATGACCAATACGAGATTTTGTTTGGTGATAATATTAGCGGAAGAATGCCTTTAGCAGGATCTGTTATTGTGGCGCGGTATAGAGCATGTAACGGCGAGCTTCCAAACGGATCAGCTGTTTTTAATATTGACGGCCCTATTCAAAATCAAGCTAACATAACTCCCATCTCTACAATCTTTGCGGCATCAGGTGGTGCGGTTAGCGAATCATTAACATCTATTAAACGTAACGCTACTAGACATTATCAAAATCAAGAGCGAGCAGTTACAGCAACTGATTATGAAAATTTACTACAGCAAAACTTTCCAGAAATTCAAGCTATTTCTGCCTATGGTGGAGAAGAATTAAACCCACCGCAATTTGGTAAAGTCTTTATTGCAGTAGATGTAGTAAATGCCGACGGTACTCCTGAGATTACAAAGCAAAAATTTGTTAATTATCTAACGCCTAAATGCCCGCTTTCTATTGAACCCATTGTTGTTGATCCTGAATTTTTGTATTGCACAGTTAATTCAAGCGTTAAGTACAATGTAGGTATTACATCCCTTAAACCAACTGACATGGAAACGATAGTAAAATCTGCAATTAGTAGATTTAATACGACGTACTTAAATAGATTTAAAAATACCTTAAAGTACAGCAAATTATTATATGCTATCGATTCATCTAACCCAAGCGTAATTAGTAATGATACTAACGTTACACCTTATAAAGAAATAATTCCTATACTTAACACTCCAAATAATTATAGAGTAGATTTTGGTATTTCAATTAATGGAACAAACAAACTAGCCGATGGGCATTTAAGTTCAGAACAACATGGCGTGCTATCTTCCGAATTTGTTTATCGTAGTTTAACTTGTAGATTAGAAGATGATGGCGATGGTAATATCTACATTTTTTCATCAACAAGCGAAACTCACAGACGAATTCTACTCGCCGGCTCAGTCGATTACAACACTGGAGTTATAGATCTTAACAACTTTAACGTATCGTCTTTTTTTGGATCAGCCCTCAGGATATACATTACTCCAATAGAAAAAGATATAGTTTCCTTAAAAAATACTATCCTCACTATAAGAGATAGTGATATTTTAGTAGAAATGATTAGCGCTAGAGAATGAAAGAACTAGAAAAAATAATTACCCCGTTTGTTAAAACTCATCTTCCTGATTTCTATCAGGAAGAGGGACCAAACTTTATTCGGTTTATAGAAGAATATTATAACTGGCTTCAACTTAATAATCTAACATTAGTTACAACCGAAATATTTACTTCTAACGCTACTACTACTTCTACTTCCGTATCCAATACTACAAGTAATGCAGCGCTTACTGAGGGCACTACAACTACATCTTACGCTAATAATACAGCAAATGTAACAACAACAGTCACTAATAAGAACATTGCCGGTCAGAGCATTTATAGAGCTCGCGCGCTATCGGAATACCGCGATATTGATACTACCGTAGATGATTTTCTTATTTACTTTAGCAAAAAGTTTCTTAGTGGTATTGACTTTACATCTGAAACAGATAAAAGAAGACTAATTAAAGCTTCTTTAGACATCTTCAAATCTAAAGGTACCCCTCAATCTATAGAGTTATTGTTCAGACTACTATTTAATAAGAGCGTTGAGATTACGTATCCGGGAGAAGATATTTTAAAAACTTCCGATGGTAAATGGACAATACCTATTTACTTAGAAATTAGTAGATCATCTCGAAATGTTGAACTTGTGGGCAGAGAAGTTACCGGCTCCAAGTCCGGCGCTAAAGCATTTGTTGAGTTTGTTATTACTAGAAATATTAAAGGTAAGTTTATTGACATATTGTATCTCTCCAATGTTAGAGGTACATTTATAAAAGAAGAGTACATCACGGATGATGGAATACTAAAGGATGCTCCGGAAGTCTACGGATCTTTAAATTTAGGTATTATTACTGTCCCAGGAGTTGGGTTTACAGTAGGAGAAGAAGTAAGTATTATTTCTGATAGAGGGGTTGAAGGTACAGCAGTTATTACTGGTGTTTCTATTCAAACAGGGGTGGTTGAATTTAGGCTAGTAGAGTCAGGGTGGGGATATTCTGTCAATACAAGTCTTATAGTTTCTACAAAAGTACTATCGCTTGCTAATGTAATTAACGCTGATACAAGTGTTACTAAATTTACACAATTTGAAAGGGTGCAGCAAAACTTACACAGCATATCTCTTGGTAATGTAAGCGCGAGTTTTGTAGTAGGCGATATCGTTAAAACACCAGCAGGCAACTCTGGTATTATTGTATACTCAACGTACGACCCAGAAACATCGACCGCGGTTATTCGCGTAAATACCAACTCAGGTAACATACTTTCTAATTCAAACCTCTACGATTCACAAGAAATTTTACTATCGCTAACATCTAATTCTTTTACGGTTGGTGAGTCTGTTTTTCAAGCTAACAGTACTGCTACTATTTCAATAGGTACAATTTCTACTATCTCTAATACTATTACTCTTGCTGTTACCCCAGGTACAATAGGAACAAATGGTTTTAGTGTCGGGCAGTTTGTTAGACAAAATACGTCTGCTGCAAATGGCTTTATTGTTGCATTATCAGCAAATGCAAACTTTAATCCAGCAAACGTTAATCATATTGTAATAGGGAGTATATCGGGAACGTTTGATAATACCAGTTTAATAACTGCTTATGGTAACACATCAAATCTTACACAAATTACTACTGCTACTCCTAATACGGCTTATACTACTAAGCTAATAAAAGTTATAAACTTAGAAGGAGAGCCGTGGAATCTTTCTGGTTATGTAAAAGGTTCTATTTCTGGACCAAACACCTTACCCGTAACAGTTGGTTATGTAACTGGTAAGGTGACAACATCATCTAATATTACAGCTACCGGTAATGTAATAGGATCCAATGCGACATCCATTGGTATAATTTCTGTTAGCAATACCTTTTACAGCACCAATGGTAACTTTATTGTGGGGTTATCAAGTAACACATATGCCAACGTGACATCTGTTTCTACTGGGCAAGGCGCTACTCTTAAAGTAGGTTCTATAGTAGACGGAGAAACAGTGAGGGTGAGCCCGGATAGATTTTATAGTAACAACGAAAACTCAATACGATTTGACGGCATAGGCCTATTAGGTAATGGAGCAGGCTACACTACGATAACCGACGTACTGCTTGCAAACGGAGGCTCAGGGTATTCTAATACTGATAAGATAACTTACACAGGTACGTTTGGTACAGGAGGATATTTACCTGCAAACGGCACGCTAATTACCGATGGTAGTGGAACTATTGTATTAGTAAACGTTGCTGCTAACACCGGTGCAAATCTTACCTCTAATCCAGTCGTATCTGTCTCTAACAGTTCAGGTGGCACATCAGACGGTACAGGTGCAAATCTTTACTCAATGTTTGCCTATGGTTTTGTTAAAGAAGAAACCGGTGATGCATCTTTCCCTTTACTCTCCTTGCTTAGATTTGAAAATAAAACAATTGGCTCTATAGCAACTCTTTCTGGTGTTAACCCCGGTGAAAATTACAATACACCACCTTTTGTTTTAGCACTTGAAGATGATGTAGCAAGCTATGGTAAATATAATATTACAATAGGATTAGGTAATCAGAATGGGGCGTTCAGCGTAGGCGAAACTATAGAACAAACTATTTCTACACCTGCATTTGAAGTATACAGCAATAATTTTTCTGGTAATACGTCTAACTTATATGATGTTGGTGAGAATGTTTATGTTACGGATGGTGTTAATATAACTGCCGAGGGCACTGTAATCTCTACTACTCTTGAATCAGCTACTAATACCCAGATAACAGTTATTGCCCCTAAAACAAACGACTTTGGCGACGCCATACAAAACACAGCAAACGCTATCTTTCTTTTTGTAGATAATAATACACTCTTTGATCCAGGTGAAAGAATACTGCAAGGATCGCCACAATTTGCAAACGGTACAATTATTGCAAGTAATTCTTCACTAATCGTTGTAGATCCTACAACCGCTAACGGTACATTTATAACATCTAATAATGGTGGTTCTCCAGTTAATGAAGTATATAATACTGATGGGGGCTATGCTATTGTATCAGAAGCAAGGTACAGTAATGCCTATTATTACAAGCTGTTTGGAAGAACAACAAAGGGTGAATCTTTTATTACAGATTTTAGTGCCTATACTTCTTCTGCTCTTGCTAAAGGTAGAGTTCTAAGCAAGTCAAATAATACCTTAACAGTAAAAAGATTAAGTCTATTTACAGAATTTGCTTCCACCACATCTAATAATCTAATCGGTAAAACTTCCGGCGCTAACGCCTCCATCACCGTTGCATATCCGGACACTACATCTAACGTTGCAGGATTTAATGCAGTAGTTTCTTCAAACGTTGTTTCTGCTACGGGCGGTATTTCTAATGTGTCTATAAAGAATTCTGGATTTGGTCATGTTGATCAGGAAATATCTACAATAAGATCATCAGACGGGCTTAGAGAAGCAACAGTTAAGCTTACTTCTAATAATCAAGGTACCGGCATTCCGTACTATAAAGATACAAAAGGCTTTTTAAGCAACAATAAATATATTTACGACGGACAATATTATCAAGATTATTCGTATGTAATTAACTCCGAGCTTTCATTTGAGAGGTACGGCGATATGCTTAAAGAAGTACTACACATTGCCGGAACAAACATGATTGGAGGAATTAAATTTGTTTCTACCTCTAACGTACAGATTACAGTTGAACCATCATCTATCGAGATATCATGACAAATTTAGTAACTAAAAAATTTAGAACACATCTTGCCGAACAATTTATAGAGTCGTTCGTTGAACCTGCAAATAATATCTACTATCTTGCAACCGGTAAGCACACACCTTACTCCGGTAACGATTCAGTAGTGCCTGTACCATACGATACAACCTCAGAGACATTGATTGATCCATATCAGCAAATAGTGTTTGGTAAAAAGATAGCTGCTACCGATGTATCCATAATGACAAAAAGATATGATTGGGTTGCCAATACTGTTTATGCTCTGTATGATGACACTGATACGGATTTATTAGATAGTAATTTTTACGTTGCCGTTGATGCCGGGTCTATTTACTATGTCTACAAAGTTCTAGACAATAACGGCGGTGCTCGATCTACTGTGCAGCCATCAGACACTTCCGAAAGCGCTTGTAATTTTATAACCACTGGTGACGGTTATAAATGGAAACTAATGTATAAAATGAGCGATAGTGATTTTGAAAAGTTTGCAACAACAGATTATATGCCTGTTGTTACTAGCGCAAACGTTGCTGGTAATACAGTTGCAGGAGCTATTGATACTGTAATTGTTTCATCTCCCGGTGCTAACTTTTATTCTACTCTTACTGGAACATTTATTTCTGATGATTTAAGAGATAATATTCCTACTATAACCGGTAACAATGTAACGTATAGACTGAACGCTAACGCCTCATCAAATTCAGATTTTTATGTCGGCTCCTCACTTTACATTAATTCAGGAGTAGGTGCTGGACAAATAAGAAAGATTGTAAATTACAATTCTAGTAGCAGAGTTGTCACTGTTAATAGCGCATTTACTACATCTCCTAATACCGACGCTACCTATATTGTATCTCCTACCGTTAATTTTTCAGGAGACGGATCAGGCGCGTCTGGGTATTGCGAGATTTCTTCTAACGCAACAGCCAGCTTCTTTATTTCAAAAGTAAGAATAATAGATAGAGGATCAAATTATACGTATGCGACGGCTACAGTATCCGGTAATACTGGTGGGTATAGCGCAAACGTTTCCTTAAGAGTAGTTATTCCTCCTAAAGGAGGACACGGGTCGGATGCTAAATCTGAACTTGGCGCTACGTCAGTTGGAATAAGTGTTAAGCTTAGTAATACAGAAAACGGCTACGTTTCTACTGAAAACGATTTCAGAGCAACTTATATTCTAAGAGATCCAAAATTTAACGATGTTACATTTACACTAGAAGATGCACAAGGTAATTTTCTAGGTACAGAAAAAATATATCAAGTAGATTACAAATACCTTCGCGGATCGGTAGAAGTAACATCTTCAAACAACGAAGTAATAGGTACGCTTACTGAATTTGAAGAAGCCTTTAAGGTAGGCGATAAATTAATTATTAACGATTCCGTTTTATCTTATACTTACATCGGCGAAGTAACTTCTATTACTAATAATGAGCATCTAACCGTTTCATCTAGCTTACCATTCACTACGCTTAACGGCATAATTGCTTATGCTTCAGTGATAGCTGAAGGTACACGATCTGGCAATTCTCTACCATACCTTACCGCTACATCAGTAGAACCAAAATTTAAAGTGGGTAAGCGAATTGTAGGAGGTACTACAGGGGCGTGGGCAAACGTAACCGCAATAAATGTTACTGGTAAGAACTATAATAGTTGGAATACGTTTGATAATAGGACCAGAATATCCTATACTTCCAACACCGGAACTATAGCAGAAGACACTCTAGTATTTCAACAATCACAGGCATTAAGCAATGCTTACTTTCATTCAAGTAACGCAACGTATGTTTTCTTAACGTCTGAAAAAGGAGTAATAAATGCCGATGTTGCTACTCCTTTAGTTTCAAGTACTTCAAACGCACAGACATATATATTAGGTACCGTTAAATACTCTCCTGATATTGTAAAGGGTACAGGGGAAATCATATACATAGAAAATAGAGCAGCTGTCTCAAGAAGTAACAGTCAGACTGAAACTATTAGAACTATATTAAACTTTTAGTAGGTCAAAAGAACAATGGCAATAGAAACTAATTTAAACGTTGCGCCCTATTATGACAACTTTGACAGCGATGCAAATTATCATAAAATTTTGTTTCGACCAGGAGTTGCTCTTCAAAATAGAGAGCTTTTAGATCTACAAAACCTTTCTCAACAACAAATAGAAAGGTTTGCTAATCACGTCTTTAAAAACGGTACAATTGTTGAAGGAGTGAACTTTGAGTTTATTCCAAAATATGATTATGTTAAAATACTAGATACTCAAGTCAGCGGTATTCCGGCTGTTCCGGGCGACTACGTCAACTTGATGGCTAAAAATAGTAGCAACGTTATAGCTCAAGTTGTTAACTATAAAGATGGATACGAGTCTTTAGATCCGGAAACAAACTATCTATACCTTCGCTATATTAATTCAGGCGACACTTACAATATATCCTCATTTGCAAACGATGATGTTCTTACAATTTACAGTGATAGTTATAGGTTGTTTGATTTTACTATTATAAATGGTGCACAAAGCTTTTCAAATACTGATACAGCTGTTGTTATTAGCCCGCTGCTAGTCAAGAGCAGTAACGTTGCGGTAGGAGGTGTATCGCAAACCGTTTCTGGTAATACAGCTAACGTTTATATTATAGAATCTAATACCACTTTCGGACCAATTACAATAAATGGTACCCAGTATAGTAACACTGAAGGTTATAAAATACTTAAAGTTAGACCAATAATTTCTGATCTTTCTAACGCCTCTCTTACAGCAGCTAAATGGAGCATCTCTACAGGATATTCTTTACTTCAGGGTGCTAACTCTGCTAACGTAGTTGCTATTATTGGCACTGGTGCTACTGCTACCGTTACTACAGATACAAATGGAGTAGTAACTGACCTCTCTATTACAAGCGGGGGAAGTGGGTATCAAGTTCTCCCTTACGTTAATATCAAGTCAACAACAGGAACTGTTTCTGTTCTAGACATTACCCCTGTTAATTATAAAGCTAAAGTAACAGTAGGGGGCAGTACACTAACCGGAGGCTCTACAACGTCTGTTGGTAACGGTTATGCATTTTCAGTATCAAGCGGTATCATATACCAGAAGGGCTACTTTATTCAAGTAGATCCTCAAACAATAATTGTTAATGCTTATTCTAGTAACGCTCATAATGTAACGGTAGGATTTACTACTAGTGAAGCAATTGTAAACAGTGCTGTTGATATTACTTTACTAGACAATTCGCTTGGCGCTCCAAACGAAAATGCACCAGGAGCAAATAGACTTAGACTAACTCCTACGCTTGCAGTTGCTAACACTACTGATGCTAACGCAAATAATTCATTCTTCCCGCTAGTTGAATTTAGAGAAGGCGCGGCGTACAAGCAATATAAAACATCTCAGTATAACGTTCTTGGGCAAGAATTTGAAAGAAGAACAGACGAAACAAATGGTAACTTTGTTACCGATCCTTTTATTATCTCTACTACTGAAAAATATAATTATAGTAACAACTCAGTAGATGTTATTGTTGATCCTGGTCTAGCATACATTGGTGGAAAAAGAATAGAGATAGAAGGCAATACAAGATTAAATTTAAGAAGAGCAGTTGATTTTAAAGTACTCTCTAATCAAGCTACGAGTTTTAACTACGGTAATTATGTAAATGTAAATGAGTATGCCGGATATTTTGATCACGTTACGGGAACAACAGTGTCTTTATACGATACTGCAAAGCAGTTCGTAACAACCAAAGCTACAACTATTACCCCTGCTGGTAGCTCTATTGGTACAGCGCGAGTAAGATCAGTAATGTTTGAGTCAGGAATAGCAGGCACATCAGCAGCTCGGTACAGATTGTACTTGTTTGACATTCAAATGAATCAGGGCAAGTCTTTTACTCAAACTAGAAGTATGTACTTTACTGATGGAACTAATAAAGGTATTTGTGACATAATTCTTTCTGATGATCCTACCTCTGGAGAAGATGTAGCTCTTTTAAATGAAACACTTACTACTGGGCTGGTTTACGGTACAGGCGCAAAAGCAGCAAGAAACGCAAACAACGTTAACTATAGAATTAGAACTACTAATAACTCTGTTAGTATTAGTACTACTGGTACAGTAACTATTACTTCCTCTGATGAGTTTCCATACGGTAATAACGTCACACTGTCTGCCGTACAGCGTAGAGATATTATTCTTATACCCAAAGCAAATACTACTAGTACCAACACAATTATAAACATTGTTACTAATACAAGCAATGCTACGCTTAACGGTACAGGTCTAGCCGCACCGTTTGAAGTTGGTGATTATATAAAACTTTATAGTGCCGCAAACACAGCACAAACAATGTTTAGTACAGTTAAGAGTATTGAGTCATCCGGTAAATTAACCCTCGCTAATACTTGGACATATGCGGGAGTAGTTGATGGTGTTATTGCAAGACATTTTCCTGCCTTTGTTCCTATCCCGCTTGACGATAATAGAGTATCAGCTAACTTAAATGGTAATGCAAAAACTCTAATTATTGATTTAGGAGAAGGTACAGGGCTAATCACACTTGCTTCCTCTGTAGCAGCTTATACAACGTATACTGTTAAAAAAGCCGACTCGCAGGAACAAACTAAAACTATTAATAGAGGTGTACTAGTTAAGCTGCGTTTATCTAATAACGTTGCGGGTACAACAGGCCCTTGGTGTCTAGGAATCCCTGATGCGTTTAGACTAAACGCTGTTTACAAAGATTCATCATCAACAGTTAATACTGGAAGTACAGATGTGACTCGATACTTCACTCTCGATACAGCCCAGCATCAAGATTATTACGGCCACTCACATCTTAGAATAGAGACAAGCACCGGACTTACACTTGCAAATACTGACTGGCTGTTAGTAGAATTAGATAGCTTTGGAATTAGCTCGCCAACTTCAGCAGGATACTTTTCAGTAGAATCATATGTAGTTGCATCAAACAATTCAAACCGTACTTCACTTGGTAATACAAGTATCAACATAATGGAAATTCCAGAAGTAAGTACGTTGTTTGGACCAATATATGATTTAAGAGATTCTTTAGATTTCAGACCGCGTGTGATGCTTACAGCTAACGTAACTAGTACTTTAGCAAGCGCATCTATTAACCCGGCTAATACAATTAATTTAAATACTCAAGATAAGCTCTTTCCCGAGCCTGACAGTCTGTTGGAGTATAATACATCGTACTATCAGACACGAACAGATAGAATTATTTTAGATAAGAATGGTACAATAAGAATTATAGAAGGAGTGCCGTCTGATGTATTTACCGCACCCCCACTACCAGCCGGAGTTATTAATATAGGAACCATTATTGTTCCTCCATATCCAAGCTTACCTCTCGGGCTCTCTAAAAATTATCTTGATTTTACTATTACTAGAACCGGTAACGATCTTCAAAAATTTACAAAGCTTGGACAATATACTATTGCTGCAGAGACGAGCATCTCTAATGAAATTGTGCAACCAAGAGGTTACACAATGGAAGATATTGCAGAGCTAGATAGAAGACTTAAAACAGTAGAGAATGCTGTTCTATCTCTGCAAGAAAGAGAGACCATGGACATCTCTTTAGTAAGTAGAGATGGAGGACAAAGGTTTAAAAACTCAATTTTTGTAGATAGTTTTACTGATTATTCGTTTAGTGATACTTCACATCCCGAGTATAGATGCTATATTGATCAAAACGAAGGAGCATTACATCCCTTTACCGCATCTATTAACTTTCAAGCTCGCTTTAATTATGACGATACAACTACATCTGAATGCTTAAGTCTTATAGAAGGAAGCGTACAAAATGAGCCAGGTGTTGTTACTTTTGGAGAAGCAATTGCAACACTTGAAATAGACTCTGAATACACTCTTATTAATCAGGCCAAACAAACATCTGCAATTACTACAACAGCACAGCCGGTAAAATTTGTTGGCGATGTTGAGATATTACCTACAACATTTAAAATGTTGTTAGAAGTAGAAACACAAGTTACTGATATTATTGTACCGCCTCCTGAGCCGCAGCCGGTAGTAGTAACTCCGGCACC